CTTTTGGCTTAGATACTAATCTTAGTTGGGGGGTTTAATCATGGCTTATTTCTTCACTTGTAAAGTTTGCGACCATAAAGAAACCTTTACTGATACTTTCGAGATCCCGTTGGTAGCTTTGGAGGGTTCACTTGCAGATTATGAAAGCGTTATATGTAATAGTTGCATTACGAATAAAACAAGGCTAAAAGGTAATTATATTATAATCAATAGGAGAACAAATTAATGACTATACAATATTATGAGAGATCACATATAAACCAAGAAGATAGATCAGTTCAAGACAAGGTTTATTGTGCAATGGTAAAGAACTTTACTAGTTCAAGATCAGGTAAAGCAATTGCTAATCAGTTTGTTATTACTATTGAGAATGGTGATACAATCTTTCAGAGTTATGAAAGTATTATTGCAATCAAGACGTTTTGTGGAAAGGTTTTAGTTGATTGCGATAGATGGGATTATTCAAATACAACGTCAAGATATAGAAAAGTATTTCTTGGCGAAAATACAAAAGAGACTAAAGAGAAGATAGACAATGGGACTTATTTATTAACAGACTTAAACGGGTGTATGTCAAAATATAGATAACCTTCAGTCAATAAAAGATCATTCAAAGCCTCTTAGATTAGTTTCTAGGGGGCTTTTTTGTGTGTTGGTGCAAATAATACTCAAACCTTTGGTATTGCTCAGGTTCAAGCCATTTGGTTGTTTGGGTTATTGCTCGCAATGTGCCTACCTTTGGAATAGTTTAGGGTATTACTTGTGCATAAAACCATTGGCAAACCCTTACGGGCGTGTGTGTGATGTTATGCAATGGTTTTGCATGGTGGTAATTAGTTGGAGCTTGTTTTCCTGTGGTTCTGTGGGCTTGGCAAAGGGGCTAAAAGATTGCGTATTCTTAAAATATAAAAATATAAACCTTGCGTGTGTGGGCGTGTAAGGGTCACCCCACCCCCCCCTGCATCTGCTAGCAATGTCGACATATTTTTACTGGAATGGGTTACTTGTACAGACTATTCGCATCCCTTCGGGTGTCCCTATGGGTGTCCCTATGGTACAGAGGTGATACTGTGTGTATCCCGGCGTGTATACTCCGATTATATCGTTCTTATCGGATTTGTCAACAACTATCTCTGTATAAATTTTTTTTATACTATATAGTTGACACATCTGTACTTAATTAGTATACTTGTGGTATCAAGGCTAGTTTCGGGCAGCAGCAATCACATCAATCAACCGTGCTTTGGCTCAAGCTTAATGTCCTTGACATCTTTCAATAAGAGATAACCTATGTTTGAAGCATTTGTACTGATATGTACGCTAGGACTACCCGAAGTATATGGAAACTGTGAAGAAGTCCATGATACACGAGGTCCTTATGCCACAGAACATAGATGTAAAGTAAGAGTGGTAGAGATAGTTCAGGAATTACCTGACTACAGACCATACTCCTACCCTAAAGGATACCGTTGTGACCAATCTACTGCCACAAACAAACAATTCACGTGATATATCCCCCCAACAAGAGAACTTCCTAACCAATCTGTTTGAGAATGGTGGCAATGTAACCGATGCAGCACTGACTGCAGGCTACTCTAAGGGCAGCGTAACGTGGTTAAAGACCAGTTTAGCTGATGAGATAATCAATCGCACAAAGAACGTACTGTCTATGCACGCTTTTAAGGCTGCTACACGGATAGTAAGCACAATAGACAACCCAGTACCCGAAAGAGGTGACGACCTACGCTTCAGGGCTGCAGAATCGCTGTTAAACAGGGTTGGTCTCGGAAAACAAGAGACAACTAACGTAAACGTGCAGGCAGTTCATGGTATTGTTCTGCTTCCACCAAAGAAAGACGTTGTAATTGACGGATAAACCCCAGAGGGGTCGACCTAAGAAAGACCCTGACGCACCTACATCCTCTTACTTCCTGTCAACTGCAGAGAAGGCAAGACGACAGACGCAGAAGAGATTACGTGATGCAAAGAAACGTGCAGAGAAAACAACAAAGGTAGCAGAGAGTAAAAGAAGATATGCTAGAAAGCTTGAAGAAAAAGTTAACAACGTTGAGAAAGCTCTTAAGGGAGATGCAACCACCATTATCGATACAGGCGAGTTGGCATCACTTCCTCCACCTGTCCAAGAGCTTGTGGGCAATCGTGAAATCGTTTTCCAACCGAATGAAGGACCTCAAGAGGAGTTTCTGTCGTCTAGTGAAAGAGATGTTCTCTATGGAGGTGCTGCTGGTGGGGGAAAATCTTTCGCCTTATTGGCAGATCCACTTCGCTACTGCGTTAATGGTAATCATAGGGGTCTTCTTCTCAGGCGTACTCTTGATGAACTTACTGAATTAATAGATAAGTCACGACAGCTTTATCCAAAGGCGTTTCCCGGAGCTAAGTTCAGGGAGTCAAAGTCAACGTGGCATTTCCCTTCGGGAGCAACGATCTGGTTTACGTACTTAGACAAAGACAAAGATGTGACCCGATTTCAAGGACAGGCTTTCAATTGGATAGGGATAGACGAGATAACACAATACCCAACACCTTATGTGTGGGACTACCTAAGATCAAGATTGAGAAGTACAGACCCCGAACTACAAAAAAGTTTGTATATGAGGTGTACTGCCAATCCGGGTGGAATAGGTGGATGGTGGATTAAGAAGATGTACATCGATATGGGGGAACACAACAAACCGTTTCCTGCATCAGATGTCGAAACAGGCAAACCGTTCTACTGGCCGCAAGGTCACGAAAAGGAAGGTCAACCATTGTTCTATCGCAGGTTCATACCTGCACGATTAACGGACAATCCTTACCTTATGGCAGACGGGCAATACGAATCAATGCTTCGTTCTTTGCCAGAGATAGAACGGAAGAGATTACTGGATGGGGATTGGGATGTAGCCGATGGCTGTGCCTTCCCAGAGTTTGTGAGGGCTAAACATGTTGTGGAGAGTTTTGAGTTACCAACCAACTGGCCCCGAATACGGGCGGCTGACTATGGCTACGCAAGTCCTTCTTGTGTGCTATGGGGTGCTATTGACTGGGATAATAATATTTGGATTTATAGAGAATTATATGTAAAACAGTTGACAGCAGAGCAATTAGCTGATAGAATACTAGAAGCAGAGCAGCTAGACCCTTTACCTCACTACACCGTACTCGATGCTTCTTGTTGGAACAAGACGGGGTTCGGACCTTCCATAGCAGAAACAATGATGAGATCAGGAGTCCGTTGGACACCATCTGATCGTAACCGAATACAAGGCAAGATGGAAATACATCGCAGGCTAGCTGATGACCCAAGAACAAATGAACCAAGACTACGAGTGTTTTCGACTTGTAGCAATACTGTCAAGCAGTTGGCAGCAATTCCTCTTTCCAAGACTAACAGCGAAGACGTAGATACAAAAGCTGAAGATCACGCATACGATGCTTTAAGGTATATGCTAATGACAAGGATGACAGGTTATGCTTCAATTCATCAGACGCTTAATGGCATCAAGGCTCAAGTCTTTCAAGTACAAAATGAAACATTTGGATATTAATAAATGGCAGAGTTAGACCCCTTAAAAATTACATTGGCTGAAGCAACCGAACTGTATAGAAAAACAATGGGTAAAACTAAGATAACCCAATTCAATGAATCAAATAAAGTGTTTGGTAAGTACGGAAAAATGCCTTTAGTAGATATATACAAGGGTAATGTTGGCAGTCGTGTACTAGATGAAATGTTAGCTCTGGCTGATACTGCTGGTAAATTTAATAGTCTAGTTGATAATTTAAGACTTGCTACAACACCTGTTAAGAGACTAATAAGTCAAGCTGACTCAAATAATCCTATACTTGGTAAGCTACCTGATGAACAAGCTGCAGCCAGTCAAACAAAAACTATTTTTGGTGAAAGAAAAGTTGCCAAAGCTGGTGCAGATATAGCCATACTGTCAAATAACAAGGCTGGGTGGAAAGAATTTTTTGATCAAATAGATGCTATAGCTGACGATCCAAAGAATCCTAAACAAGCATTAGCTAATGCCTTACGTATAAGTTATTACACTGGACCTAGAGCAGGACTTGTTGCAGGCTTACAAGGGTCGGAGTATTTGGTAGATAGAGGAGCAATATATGTACTACCACAAACTAAAACAGTAGGTGCAGAAGTTGATGAAGAAACTAGAAAGGGAGCTAGTAAAGGTGAGACGGGGTTTAGAGGAAAAGCCATACCCTATACTGTTCCTTTAGGTGAAAATGCTCACGCCTATCTACAACAACAATTAAAAATTAATGCCAATGATCCTGATATTGTAAAGTATCTTACCGAACAAAAAAAGCTTGGTAAAGCACCTATATTTGTACAAAAAACAATAGGTAAGAATGGTAAAGTAAAAGTATCTACGATAGATACTACTGGAATGTCCAATCTGCTGTCTGATATAAAAACAAGCACTCCTATAATTATTGATAATACATCGGGTGCTGAATACAGTAGTTTAAACCCTGTTGAAAAAGGAAAAACTGGTAAATTTGGTGCCGCTTTAACGAGAAACTTACATGGAACAATTGGTGTAAGACAACTTAATATTGCTGATCCTCTTATAGATTTTTTACATGGAAGAAGTGAAACTTCTGGCACAGAAGGTCAAGGTCAAACAAAAAAATTAGGATACGCAAAAAGACCTAGAGGAGAGTTTAGTCAAGGTGAAAGAGACGGGCAACAGCGTATTGGTAACTGGATAAATGAGGTACAGGGAAAGTCTGCAGGGGAAATATCAGACGTACAAAATCGTGTTACAAAAACAACCTATGCACTAGAAGGTTTCTTTGATCCAGTAGAAAAAACTGCTGAGACAACAACAACTGCTACAAACGACAAATCAAATATTATACAAAAGCTTTTAAATGGTGAGGTAAACATTTCTGACCAAATGAAAGCTTGGAGAGAAAAGAAGAGAGCAAACAAAACTGGTGGTGGTGGTAAATTAAATGCAGGTATAATAGGGGGTGTTTCTATTATATCAGGGTTAATGTCTGGGGATGCTGAAGCTGCAGCAGATACTGGAACAGGTATGATTGCTGAAGAAATGTTAGAAAAGGGAACTATAGAAGCCCTCAAGAAAGCAGGGCTTGCAGCAAGAAACGCTAATCCATTAGGTTTAGGTTTAACAATAGCGGCTTCAAGTGTGTCCACTATTGGAGAACAGTCATTTGAAAAAGAAAACAGGCTTGCACAACAATTAGGCGTTAATAGAAATGATATCTTAAAACTGCCTGATAATGAAAAAGAAAAATTGTTTAAGCTATTTAGAGATAATAAAAGAAACCAATTAGCAAAAGAACAAGAAAAAGATTCACTAGGTGAGCAAATGAGAAATTTGTCAACCACGCCTACCGTTTCTGATGAAACCTCATTTCCTGCTGGTATGAGAATGTTAGACAATGGTAATACATCAACTGACCGATCAGGTCAAATTTAGGAGATAACTATGCCAGATAATAACTATAACTACGGGCCTTCATATATAATGAACGCTGATAAAACATCTTACAATGCACCAGACGCACCATTGACTCGTGAAGGTAAAGACTTCGACACATCTAACAGTCAGATAACTGAACTAAACGCTATGACTCCAAAAGTACAGTCTAAGCCAACAGTTGAAGCGTCTCTTTTTAAGATGGCTGACGAAAAAAACTACTTCTAAAAAGGTAAATCATGGAAGATCAGGTTGTACAACCAGAATCCGATGAAGCTATTGATGTAGTTAATCCCGAAGAGTATATGCCGGGATTAGCAAGCTACATTAAAGGTAAATTTGATGATTCAGAAAAAGGAAGATTCTCTCACGAGCAACGGTGGCTGCAAGCGTATAAGAATTTTCGTGGCATATATGATTCTACTACTCAGTACCGTGACTCAGAAAGATCAAAAGTTTTTATTAAGATAACAAAGACTAAAGTTCTTGCTGCATACGGTCAGATAATAGATATACTATTTGCTAACAAAAAATTCCCTATTGTTGTAGAGCCTACACCAGTGCCAGAAGGAGTTGCAGAATTTGCACACTTAAAAACTCCTGTTGATGCAGCTGTAGAACAACCTGCTGCTGATCCCTACGGTTACGAAGGAGATGGTAAGGAACTTCCTCCCGGAGCTACTGCAGCTGAAGAACCTAAAGATTATCTAGGGGCTTACAGTAAAGATTTTGCAGATGCTCCTGTAGTAAGAGGGCCTTCTAAGGTAGGAGAACCTCAAATATCTCCTGCACAAAAGTCAGCCTTAATGTGTGAAAAACAAATCCATGACCAGCTTCTTGACACTAATGCTACTACCATAATACGTAAAGCTATATTTGAAGCTTCAATGTTAGGTACAGGAGTAGTTAAAGGGCCTCTTAATATGTATAAAAGAATACATAAGTGGGGCAGAAATGAGCAAGGGGAAAGAGAATACCAACCAGATGAAAAGGTTGCACCTCGATTAGAGCATGTACCTCTTTGGGACTTTCATCCTGACCCTTCAGCAACAAGCATAGAAGATTGTGAGTACGTTATACAACGTCATCGTATGAATCGACAGCAGTTGCGATCTTTAATACTTATGCCACATTTTAACGCTGAGACAATTACCAACGTGTTAAACATAGGACCTAATTACGAAGATAAATACTATGAAGATACAATTAGGGATGACGAGACGCAAGCTAACTACCAAGAAAATAGATATGAAGTCCTAGAATACTGGGGAGTTATTGATTCTAAGTTTGCTGAAGAAATAGGCATGACAGATGTAACAACTGTTGATGATTACTCTCAGTTGCAAATTAACGCTTGGATATGTAATGGTCAAGTATTAAGGTGTGTTTTAAATCCTTTAACTCCTTTAAGAATACCTTACTTTGTTATTCCGTATGAGACTAACCCCTATCAATTGTGGGGCGTAGGTATTGCAGAAAACATGGAAGATGCACAATTACTTATGAATGGTCACGTAAGAATGGCTATTGATAACTTAGCACTTGCAGGTAACTTAGTCTTTGACGTTGATGAAGCTAGCTTAGTTCCCGGACAGAACATGGACATCTTTCCCGGTAAGATATTCCGAAGACAGTCTGGAGTAACAGGAACTGCTATTAACGGTCTTAAGTTTCCTAACACTGCAGGTGAAAACTTACAGATGTATCAAATATCTAGGCAGCTTGCCGATGAAGAGACAGGCATACCTTCTATTATGCACGGTCAAACTGGGGTAAATGGCACGGGGAGAACTGCGGCAGGTTTATCTATGTTAATGGGAGGTGCAAACCTTTCTATGAAGACTGTCATAAAGAACATAGATGATTATTTGTTAAAGCCACTGGGAGAGTCTTACTTTCAATGGAATATGCAGTTTAATGAAGACATGGATGATGTAAAAGGTGACCTAGAGATAAAACCTCGTGGTGTTGCTGCTATTATGCAAAAAGAAGTACGTAGCCAAAGACTAATAGGCTTATTACAGACTGTAGCTAACCCTATGCTTGCACCATTCATAAAAATACCTAACCTTATACGTGAACTGGCTATATCTCAAGATATTGACCCAGAAAGTTTAGTAAATGATGTAAATGAAGCTCAAATTTATGCAGAGATGTTGAAAGGTATGCAAGCTAATGCTGAACAAAGACCAAGCCAGAATGATAGCCCCCCTAGTCAACAATCCCCAAATGTGGGAGGGGCTGGAGGAGTACCTCAACAGTCTCAAGATAATAGTGGTGCAAGCACTGACGGTAGCACAATCGGAGTCGGAGATGCGACAGCTGCAGGGGAAGCTGGTTTTACTGGAAATACTCCTCAAAATGAAATCTAATCAAGAAGCAGTACGGAAGAATAGCTAATGGCATACATAGATAGATACGGTGTTAGACAAGAAGGTACAGGTGGGTTTGTTGACTATTACAGTGGTCAACCTGCCTTTGTAGGAACACCGGGAGATGGTTCAACTGATCCTGTAGTTCCCATAGTAGAAAATCCTGTTGATCCTAGATACATGCTTAAACCAACAGAATCAAACGTTGAAACAGGACCTTCTGAGGAAGAACAGTATAATACTACGGTTGGTCTTAACGGAATAATGACGGGTAACGTTGATTACAACCTTATTGAATACGAAACTTACGATGATTATTTACAAAGTACACCTTATAGTATGGATAGATCAGGAGGATTTAGTACTGTTAACTTTGGAGAAACTGATAGGGGTATAGCAAAAGGATTTGCAGCTGTAGAAACTTTAGTGGGTGTATTACCTGTGGTTGGGCCTATTATTGATCAATTTAATACTAAGGCTGTTAATAGCCCAATAAAACAAGTACGATTTTCTCAACAAAAAGGAATTGGTAATTTTGCTACCACTTACAATTTAATTGATGAGTATGAAGGTTTAAATCAAATAAAAAATGATAAGGCAAACTTTCTGAGCAGGGACCCTATGGATGGATTCTATGACACGGGCTACGCATTTACAACAGGCAACAAAACAGGGTACAGATTAAAAAACAGTAGTCTTTATAGGGGGCTTCCTAGTGGCATGACTCAAGCTGCAGCTAAAGATATTGAAGCTTTACAACAAGGATTTAATCCTTACAGTTATGACCCAAACAGTGACAGCAATGAAACAATTGTTAACGCTGATGCTCCTGATGGAACATTAAAGGGGGGTTACACTTTAGATGGAAAATTTTATAGTCCGGGAACTGGTGTTGCTGCGTATGGTTGGATGGATGACTTTACAAACATGGCACGAAACAATTTTGCATCAGGTAATTTAACTAAAGTAGAATCAGAAAAGTTAGCAAGAGGTTGGTTAGAATCATCTAGAACTAGAGACTTTAAAAACGCAAAAGAAAAATTAGATCATTTAAACGCTTGGAAAAACAGAGCAGTAAAAGAAGGTGCGATGACACCAAAACAAAAATCAGAAGCTAAGAGGAACAAATTCAAAATAACAAAGAAAAAGGTAGTTTCTGAAGGAAACAAACCTGTCTCCCAAGAGAAAAAAGAAGAAAAATTTAGACAAGAAAACCAACAGACAGCTGCCCAAAACAAAACTGCCGCAACTAGAGGTGTATCAACAACAATAACTTACGAAGATGATAATAATGATGATTTTGATAGTGGTGGTGTAGGTCAAGGTGGGGATTCCTACGGTGGGTTAGATTTTGCAGAGGGTGGTCAAGTTGGAATGGCTGAAGGAGATGAAGTTGCTCCTCAAATGCAAGAAGGAACTATGGTCGAACCAAGTATTGAAGGTCAAGATGATGGTGATATGGTATTGTCTGCAAATGAGCTACTAGAGGGAGAACCAGAGTCAGGGTTTATACGTAAACCAGCTAGTGAAACAACAGACGAAGAAGGTGTAACTGATAACAACCCAACATTAGCCCCTAATGAAAAGAATCCTAGAGGTGCAGCTATTGTCATAAACAAACAAGCTGTGGATCAGATGGGCGAACAAGATGCTGTAAAGATGATAGAAGAAGCTAGGGCATACTTAAGATCAAAAGGTGGTGAAGAATCTAACCTAGATGAAAATAACCCTGAAGGTATGTCTGAAATTATTACAGCAGATGGTGAGATAATGATACAACCTGAAGAAGCTGATGTCATAGGTAGGAAAAGGCTACTTGCTTTAAATGAAAGAGGTAAGGGAGCTACTAGGGCAGTAAAAAAAAAAGTCAAGCCTAAGCAAGGGGGTTTTATAACAGCAAACGAAGGCTTAGAAGTAAGTTCAGTTGACCCTGATAGATTTAGCAAAGTGTGGAATGAGTATAAACCTTTGATTAGAGGGGGTACACAAACACAGAACAATAACAAATCTAGGGATAAAGCCCAGAGACTTCTTAAACAATTTACAGATCAAGAGTTACTAGCGTTTGTTATGCTCTCAGAGGGTAGCACATTAGGAGATGAAGGAGCAGAAGGTATTGCTCACATAATATTAAATAGAATAAACTCAGAAGAAAAAGATTTTAGTGAAGTAAAAGATGTGTATAGTGCGATAACGAAAAGACAAAAAGGTAAAGAAGGAAACAAGATTTTTCAATTTCAAGGTCTAGAACCTACACCTCTTAAAAAGTATCTAAGACTTCTTAATGAAAAAGACCCTGCAACTACTAAAAAATATAATAGCTATGTAAATATAGCTGATGAAGTTATAGCAGGGGCAAGAGAAGATTTTACAAACAACAGTACATTTTTTTGGGACCCTAGAAATTCAACAGACCCTTTTATGTTAAAATCCGTAAAATCAGGTAGCTTAATAGCTCAAGGCAGTACAAAAGTAGGGAATTTCTTACACCAGTATTTAAAAATGGCAGGTGAAAATAAACAATCAACTATGCCTAATGAAAAAGAAATAATAAGAGAAGGTCAATACACTGCAATGACAGAGAATTATATGAATAGGGTAAATAAAAATCAACCTACCCCTAATCTTAACGCACAATCACAAGGTGGTGGTTTTATAAGCCGATACAATGATAATCGTGCTAAACCACTTGTGGCATTGAATTAGTCAGCTACCCAGTACTATCTGGCCCTGACATCCGAAGCAGCTACCCGCAGCCATGTGGCACTGCAATAAATGAGGTAATAATAATGGCAAAAAAAGTAACTGGCTCACGAGCCAACAAACCCAATGATTCTTTTGGAGTAGTAAATAATCCTAATCTTTATAAAAACAAGTACCGAGAGGAAGTTGATAAAGAAGACGAGGATGATCAAGTAGAAGTAGAAGCTCAAGACCCTACTGAAGAAGTAGCCACTCAAGAAGAGCAACTAGCTAACCAAAATAGTTTTGTAGAGACTCCCCAAAAAGAAAGTATCGATTTTAAAAAGAGATATGACGATTTGAAGAGACATTACGATTCTAAGTTACAAGAATGGAAAGGCGAAAAGCAAGATATGGTTTCACAACTTACTGCTGTTCAAAATTCCGAAGCTGACGTACAACAAAATAATTCTAATTTAGATCAATTTAAAAATCAATATCCAGATGTATACAATGCTATTGATAAAATATCTGAATCAAAATCAGAATTAAGAGTCAAAAAACTTGAAGAAGATTTGTTAATCTTAAAAGAAAAAGAAGTACAACTTGAAAAAGATAAAGCTTACCAAGAACTTCTTAGACTACAGCCTAAATTTAACACTTTAAAAGAGAGTGATGAGTTTACAGGCTGGCTAGATGACCAACCTAAATCTATCTCTGATGGTATTTACAATAATAATGTGGATGCAAAATGGGCTAGTAGGGTTGTTGATTTGTACAACGCTGACATTGGCACTACACCATCTAAAAAATCTACTATTAATAAAACTCAAGACGCTGCAATGTCTGTATCAAAAACAAACGCTACACAAGTTGCAACATCTAAGCAAAATGGAAAGATTTGGAAGATGTCAGAGATCGCCAGACTGAAATCGTGGGAGTTTGAAAAACTGGAAACAGAAATAGACTTAGCACGATCAGAAGGGCGAATAACCCAATAACTAACCTCAAATAGAGGAAGGATACTATAATGGCTTTTACTACAAGTTCAGGGTATGGAAACTTACCGTCAGGTAACTTTGCACCCGAAATTTTTAGCCAAAAAGTTCTTAAGTTCTTCCGTAGAGCTTCGGTGGCAGAAGATATTACTAATACCGACTATACTGGCGAAATCGAGAACTTTGGCGACACTGTCAAAATAATGAAAGAACCAACACTCACTGTTACTCCGTATCAGAGAGGTTCTGTCATTAACCCTCAAGACTTATCCGATGATCAAATAACTTTGATTGTTGATAAAGCAAATGCTTTTGCATTTAAAATAGACGACATCGAAGAGAGACACTCTCACATTAACTTTGAAGCGTTAGCAACTTCTTCAGGTGCTTATTCTTTAAAGAGAAAATTTGATGCCAACATTCTTCAGAATATGTCTGATGCTGCTGGTATTGGAGCTTCTGCAGTAGCAGGGACAACTTTAACAGTTACTGCTGCGGCTGGTGATATAGGAACAGCTAATGCTCCTATCAATGTTGAGACAGACGACAATGGTATCAATATGATGCTTGCGATGGCTAGACTCCTCGATGACCAATCTGTTCCAGAAGAGAACAGGTGGTTTGTTGCTCCTCCGATATTCTATCAGAAAGCTTTCCAAGCTGGAAATAAAATTTCTGAAATAAATATCACGGGTGATGGCACTTCTCCTTTGAGAAATGGTCTTGCAATAGTCGGTACTTTAGCAGGCTTTAGATGTTATAAATC